GATGTTCAGGGCCGTGTTCGGTGGCATCATGTTCCACCAGTCCAAGCCCCTCTCCAGGTACTCGTAGAGTTCTGCGTCCTCCCAGACCTGGCCAAAGACCCTGTTGTACGCGCCGATGTTGCCTTCAGCCTCCGGGGGACGGAAGTGGTAGAACTTGTCCGGGTTCTGATCCCGCAACAGCATCCGCAGCTTGTCGATCATCCCCTGGGTCAGTGTCGAGTACGTCACGGGTCCCAGCACAGTCCCGCTCGTCACCACGGCCCACTCCATCACGACCTGCTGGGGTGGGCTTCCTGAGAACTGCTGGAAGGTCCACCGGATGCGATAGTTCCCTGGGATGGCACTGGCGGGCACCTGGAGGCTCGCGTAGTACTCCCCCACCGTGGGGTTGATTGGCGTCCTGGTAGGGCTTCCGATCAGCACCTCCGTCCCAGGAGGGTCCGGGGGTGCCACATAGTAGATGGCGTAGGTGATCGAATAGGCGTTCGCGGGGAACCCACCAGAGTTCGTGAGGAAGATGTCCAGGTCACCCTGTCCGAGGGTCTGGTTGGGCGTGAAGACAACGGACACGGGGGCCTCCTGTCAGGCTACGAAGCGCACCCGCAGGCCAAGGTCTGACGGGTAGCTCTTGGCGTTGAGGGTCTCAGTCTGGACGAGGACATTGAGCCCAACATCCGTTCCACGGTACTCGACGTACAGAGGAGTACCATCCGCCAGGGACGGGTCCAGCGTGTAGCGGTACGTGTACCTGCTTGGGTCAGGCGGAGTCACCGCTGCCATCGGCACGGCGTTCAACAGGAACGTCCGCACGCTGGTCACGGGGTTGTAGTAGAACAGGGTGACGTTGACGCCCGTGACGATTACGGGAGCTCCCGTGACGGGATCAAGGAACACCGCAGTCAGGACGAAGGACTGGCCGATGTAGGCGTCAGTTGCCATCACGAGGGAGGCTTCAAAGCCTCCCTACCGTGAGCCGAAGGCAGGATCAGTACACGCCGCCCGTGTTGTCGTACACGGTGATCCCCGCGCCCGTCACCCCGAGGTAGACGAAGCTCGCGGACTTGAAGCCAGCGAGCTTGCCCTGGGTCAGGGACAGGTAGAAGGCGCTGTCGGTCGGCAGGATGTCCGGGATCGCGGCGAAGTTCGCAGCGTTGAACGCCACTGGGGACACCGGGGGAAGGAAGATCGGGCCCGCCGCCTGGATCTGGTGCCCAGCGGGGACCGTGTAGGTCACGCCCGAGAGGACGCGAAGGATGTCCATCACGGTGCCGGTCGAGAGCGACCCACCTGCCGTGGTGAGCTCCGTGCCTGCCACCACTGCGGCCAGGACCGCGTTGATGTCCGCCAGGGCGAGGGTCGACCCAGCACGCATCCGGGTGATGAGCGCCGCCGCAGCCAGGTTGCCGTTCGCCGGGGTCAGGGCCGGGCCACCAGCGCCACCCTGCTGGACGTTGGCGAGCAGGTAGGCTGCGAGGCCCGACTGCGCCGAGGCGAAGGTCTTGAGGACACCCGAGGGGGTGGCCAGGCTGATGGTGCTGGTCACCGGGGCGTCGATGTAGCGGGGACCGACCGCCGGGGGGTCGATCACGGCGTTGTACTGCGACTTGTTCGGCCACAGGTCCGTGATCTGGAGGATCGAGTTCGGGATGTCCGTGCGCTTGAGGCAGATGAACGGCATGGGGGGTCTCCTGTGGTTCCGTTTCCGCCGAGCCCGGCGGCGATACGCGAGATTGGTTACTCCGTCCTCTCTAACGTGCTCGGAATAGGACGGAAAACGACTGAGGCCAATGTCTCCGAGAAGACATACCCCTCGGCAATGTGTCAGGGGTGCCAATCAGAGGCGATAGAAGCAATAGGGAGATCAAGCGCTGTTCACCACGGCCACCCTGATGGTGAACCAGGGGTTGCCATTGGGGGCAGCGATGAAGAACTCAGGCACTCCCCCGGTCATGTACATGTTGGCGTCCCCCTTGATGACAGTGGGTGGCATCCCGGGGTGGAAGGCCACGAACAGTTGGACTCCTCCCACAGCCGCGAGGTTGTCGATGGAGACCGTGGTGCTGTAGGCCGGGATGAGGAAGTTCAGCACCGTCGGGAACATGAAGTCGGGGATGGCCGCAGGGAAAGCCCCGATGTTCAGGTTCGGAGCGATACCTGACACCGTGAACACCGGCTCCTTCGTGGAGAAGAAGTCGTACGGAGGGATCGCGATGATCGGCCCAGGAGCGTTCCACGACCCACCCCCAGCCAGATTCCACGTCTGGATTCGGATGAACAGCATCTGGTCATCCGTGGGCAGGTACGTCCCAGCCCCCATCCCGGAGTATGGCTTCGCCGGTGTGGCGAAGTCATCAGGGTCGAAGATCATCCTGGTGACGTTGCGATTGCTGTCCTCCAGGGTGAGCTTCCTCGCCATCACTGAGGGGGACTTGTAGGTCTCCCCTGACACCACCTCGAACATGTCGATGGCCCCGTTGCCAGCAGTCCCACCGACGTTGCCGTAGGCGTCGTTCAGACGGGAGGCCCCGATGACCTTGATCTTCTGGACCCCAGGCAGGATCGGGAAGGTCATGTTGACCAGGTTCGGGTGGCGGTACAGGATCGAAGGGATCTCTCGCTGGCGGGTCATTTTGCAATCTCCTCCCGAATCTTCGGGACGTAGCTCTCGGTATCCTTGCCCTTCGAGGCCGCGAGCTTCTGGGCCTCTGACCAGGACCCCACCCGTTCACCATCGACGTTGGGAGCAAGCCTCATCCCGGGGGCTTCCCGCTTCCGCTCGTTCTGCTTCTGGTCCAGGCGCTTGTTCTTCTCGGCCATCTGCCCAGCCACACGGAGATTCTTGCTCGTCCAGTCATCCCCCTTGAGGATGAAGCTTGGCATCGAGATGGTCTTCTTGCCTGGGCCCCCGCATGCCTCACAGGTCTGGGGGTCATCGGAGTGGGACATCGACATGAACCGCTCGAACGGCTCACCGCACTTCTCGCAGGTGTATTCGTAGGTCGGCATGACTGGACCCTACCGCTTCCCAGCGGCTGGCCACTTGGCGATGTGGTCCAGTACCGCCAAGACGTGCTTGCACACCCGATTGCGACCCTTGGGGTCCTTCACGTCGGGCCTTGCAGCCGTCCCACGAGGCTTCCCGTACAGGTAGTCATCCGACCGTGCCCAGTGCTCTGGCCCCTGGAACTGCCAGAAGTTACACGAACATGACAGCTTGAGATCCATCTTCCCGATGGTGCGGATGTTCTTCGATGGGACTCCCTTGACCCTCACCGTGTACGACTCGCCTTTGCTCCCTGGAACGGCGAACTGGTACATGACGTTCTTCGGGTCGGCCCTCTTCAGCTTCGGGGTGATGCCCCGTGCCCTGGACCGAATCCCGGGATCGAGCCCTTGGACGATCTCGGCCAACTTCGCAGCCACCCTCATGGAACTGGCGTAGCGGTCGACGTCCTCGAAGTCTTGACGGTTCAGCGGGTCGATCTCCACATCGGATGGATCGAACCTGACCCCTGGGCGCTTGCGCCAGCTGTACCCGCCCCCAGTTTCATAGACCCTCGGGGGGATGTCCACCGCAACGGCCTCGGTCTCGGTGAGGACGATGACGTAGGCGTGGTCATCCCCGTCCTGGCCACCATCGATCACCTCCACACCCGGCAAGCGATCCAGCACAGTGGAGAAGGCGTCCGCGATGCGGTCACAGATACCGCCCGTCCCGCACACCTCATCCACACCCTCCTCATCTTGATCCCATCCGTCGTACTCCTCCTGGGCAGCACGCACGAGGGCTGGACGAAGGGCTTGGATCTGACGGACAAGTTCCGAGCGCCCTGCCATCTTGTTGACGAAGTCGTGCCCCTCTGGAATCACCTTCGCACTGCCAGGGTTGTTGTCCGTGGGGCCGATGTTGTTCATCACCTCGGAGGGTGTCCGGTAGTCCCGGTCCGTGTCGTACTTCTTCAGGCTTGGACTGACCGGAGATGGCTCTCCCAGATCCTGGGCACCATCACCAGGGTCAAGGTTGTCCCCAGGCTTGTAGGTCTCCCGGTAGAACTCTGCAAGGCGGGCTCCCTCGGCGTCCCCACTGGGCTCTACGTCTTCACTGTCAGCATCAGCGTCCGCCAGATCGAAGAAGGCATCAATGGCCCCCTCGGTGTCGAACTCCGCACCACGCAGGAAGGTGAACAGCGGCACGGTGCCCTCGCCCAGAGGTTCCCCGCCCATCGGGTCCGTCTGACGAATCCAGACCTCACCGTCCACGATGTCGAGAACGTGCCCGGCCCCGTAGTTGGGATGGAAGAAGAGGATCGGGCCCGCAGCACCCTTGTGGGTCTCGCGGTAGTCCTTGGCTCGGTCAGCGTTGTTCCTGTAGCCACCAGCGGGCAGACGATTGAACCGCCAGCCGTACTGCTGGCTGTTGCGGCGCTTCTTCTCCAACTTGAAGGCGGGGTTGTGCTTCTTGTGGAGGTAGTCGTTCTTCGCCCTCCCCCGGATCTTCCCACGATGCGAGCGGTAGTACTTCCGGTAGTAGAGCTTGGCCTCCCCACGTTGCTTCGTCTGCTTCTCGCTGTACGATGGGTACAGGTTGCCAGCCTCGACGCCACCAGCTTCGGTGCGCCTGGGGTAGACGTTCTCCTTGTAGGGGTGCCCATACTCCTCGCCTGGAGTCCCTGGGGAGCGGACATGGATCTTCTGGCCCTCGTCCTTGCTGGACCCAGAGGGCACGTTGTAGACCGTGTTCCCGGGCGTGTGCCGTTCGAGGTTCTCCTTCGTGTCCGTCCGCTGGGGCTTCGCCCGCTCACGATCTGACTTCGGAGACTCCCCAGGAAGGTGCTCTGTCGTGTCCCCCAGGGCGTCGTCGATGCCCTTGGTAGGCTTCTCGCTGGGGTACGTGCGGTACCCTGACAGCTCCCCCGCAGGCGCCCTGTAGCCCCCCATCCTGCAACCGTCGGTGGGGTACTTCGGATCCGGCCCAGGAGGGAAGGTCGTGACGATGGCCACTGGGTCTTGGCCTAGACCGATCACCGTCGTGCGGTCCTTGTCCATGAACCGCTTGGCCACGTTCCGCCCGGAGTGGAGATCCTCGTTGAGCTCCTGAAGCTCCTTCCGGTTCCTGGGGTCCACGAACCACTGACGGAACCTGCCCATCGACTCCTGCACGTCCTTCACCGTGATGCCCCGGAGGTCCATCCGGTACTGGGCGTGGGGAGTCAGGTTGAGGGTGCTGAACGGGTGGGGTCCCCGTTCCCGCTCAGGCTTGTAGATGATCGCGGACTGGGCGTTGGTCAGTTCCCGATTGTGCTCAACGTCTTCGATGAGGTCTTCCTGATCCAGTACGTTCTGCACCCGCTGCTGAATGCGCTCCACCACCTTGCATGGGCCACCCATCGTGCCCAGCGGAGGAGACAAATCAGCGCGCCTGGGGATCATAGGTCAGAGCCCCACGTTACTCTGAACGAAGACCCTGTTCTCAGTGGCTGCACTGGGGGGCAGGGAACACAGCCCAAAGTACAGGAACCTCACAAGGATGGGCGTCCCGTCTGGGAACAATCCGCCTGGATTCACCAACGGATCACTCTCGTCTTGGTTGGTGACAAGGCCGTTCTCCGACACGTACAGGAACTGCTGGGGGGCATACACCAATGGAACCAGGGGCCCACCACCGTGCCGAGAGATGTACGTGTATCGCTCGTAGGAGGTCGTGGCGAAGTAGTTCCCCCCGAAGAACAGGGTGATGAAGAGGTTCTTCGGGAACGTCTGAGTCATTGACGTGTACTGGTCTGCTGGCTCGTTCGACCCCCAAGGGGAGAACCCGCAGTAACGACCATCCGCCAGAGTCACGCAAGGATCCCCAGACCCATCGTCCACCCACTTCACGAAGGTGCCGCCAGTCCAACCGGCTGCTGCCATTGCTGCATTGATCCGCATGGGCATTGAGTCGCCCTTGTGGAACACAGAGCAATCCCGGGTGATGATGTAGGGTCTGAGGTTCGTGATGGCCATCAGAGGTTCCCCTTGGGCTTCTCGTGCTTCGGGATCTCGTCACGATGCTCGGGGACACCGTGGACACCAGGCTGCTCCGTGTTGACCAGGTAGCGGTTCAGGGTACTGAACTGCTTGCCACCAGGCTCCTTCTTGATGTCCGAGGGGGTAGGAGGAGCCGCCTTCGCTTCGGACCTGGCCTTGGAGACGGTCTCCGCGGCATTATCCATGTCCTTGACCGCCTGGACAGCGACGGGGGGATCATTCGACAGTGCCTTGGTCCACGCGAACTCTCGTGTCTCGCGCTTCTTGGGGTTGTCGAAGAAGTAACCCTCGGCGCTAGGTGCCACACCCCTGGACTGGGCGTAGCGACGGGCCACCCGCTGCGCCATCGTCTCATCCTTCCGGCGAGGCTCGGCGTAGGGATGAGTCTTCGTGGCCTCGTCGACGATGTAACGATCATCGATGGGAATGCGCCCTCGCAGGAAGTCCTCACCCATCACCACCAGTGCATAGCTGGTGCGGTCCAGGGCACGTTCAAGGTCTTCCAACCTCTCTGGGAATCCCTGGATGAGGTCCCCAGCGACCTGGAACAGGTGTTCCCTCGCGGGGGAGCTCTGCACCAAGGCCATCGCCCGATCCATCATCAGGCGTACCCGATGAGTCTCGACACGAGCCTGCGTGACCCCCTCCGTGAGGAGAGACCAGGAAACCTGACTGGAAGCTTGGCGAGGAGCGCGCATCGAAAACTGCGCTTGAAAGGCTAGAAACCGACTGAGGGCTACGTGCCCAGGGTCGCGTTGATCGACTTGACCACCGACTCTACCTCGTTGGCCATGATCAGGGCCAGCTTCTCGGGCTGGGTCCGGTACTGGAGGGCCATCTTCACCCGGACCTTCCAGTGAAGCTTCTTGTTCCATCGGAACCCGGGAGCGAGCTCCAGGTCGTCTCCGTTGACGGCGAAGTCCTCGACGGACTTCGGGGGCTTGGCTTCGAGCTTGGGGGGTGCCTTCGGCGCTGGTGCCTGCTGGACCTGCTCCTCGTCCTCGTCGAGCACATCCTGGGCGATCTGGGAGAGCCGCTGGGCCCGACGCTGGTTCGCCAGTACCATGGCCGGGTTGTCCAGGGCAGCCATGATCTCACCAGGGCTGTTCGCGGCGAACGCCGTGGGGGGTCCACCCCTGGGTGCAACAGCCACCCTGGTCTGGTTGTCCAGCCTGTGAACCTCGGAGGCTGCGGACCCGGCATCCGACACCAGCACCTTGCGCCTGGGGGAGGTCTTCACGTTGACGACCACGCGCCCGCCATCACTGGACTGGCCCTCCCGGAGACCATCGTCATCGTCCTCCGGGATGACTTCCCTGGCGACCTTGACGTGCTCGACCACCCCCGTCACGTCCTCCACGCCCTCGTTCATGGACACGCCATCCATGCTGAAGGTCCGCTTCGTCGGGGTCTTGATTTTCGCCACCAGCTGGCCCTCCGAGGCGTCCCCCACGTCAGAAGCGGTAACCGTCCGCCTCGTGGCTGGACCGACCGACCGGCCATCCCCCTCGGTGTCCTTGATCATGGTCGGGTTGAACTTCTTGGACTCGATCCGCACCCCATCCTGAGTGCGGGGCTCGGGCTTGGGAGCAGGAGCTTCCTTGTGAACCGCCCCCACGAGGGTCTCGTCCTGCTGGACCGAAGTCGAAGCCTGCTTGGGCTTTCCGGTGTCCTGGGCGGACCGGACCCTCACACCTGCCGCTTGCGGGACGTAGTCACTGACGTTCGCCCCCTGGAGAGCCAGCCAGCCAGCCTTGATCGCAGACCGAAGTTCAGGCATCGCGTGGGGGGTACCGTCCATCTTCAGGGTGGTTCCATCGAACTCCACCACGGTGTCCTTCCGCACGTCCTGCTGGAGCTTGCCCAGATGGAACGTGACGGTGGCCCTGAACTCGCGGAACACGCCTGTCGTGAATTGAATGTCCGACATGAGATCTCCTTCGTACTTCCCTCACCCTACCCCGTATTCCTCCTATATTGGAGGAGTGTTATAGAGTACCGCCACCGAAAGGACTTCCAGTGACTCGTTTCCTTGCTCTGATCCTTCTGGGCCTTCTCGCCGGGTGCAGTGACGACACCCAGTCCACCCCCGACGCCACGACCGATTCCCCATCGGACACCGTGGAGGCCACCGTGGACGCCCCTGCTGACGCAGCCACCATGGATGCGGCGACCGACATCTCCGATGGGACCCCCAACGACTGAGGTACAACGATGAGACTGGAACAGATGATCCGAACCGCCGCATCCCTCCCGAAGGATGACCCGGATCGGCGTCTCCTGGTGGCAGCCATCAAGGTGGCCATCGCCCCGGACACCGAGGACTTCGTGGAGTGGGTGCTGGCAACCCACAAACCCATGACCGAGTCCGAGATGGTCCGCTTCCTCGAACTGAAGCTCGGTCGGACGCCCACCCCTGCTCCTGCGAAGGGTCAGTCGGGCCGCAAGACGGGCCCCCTGGACATCGGGGAGAAGGTGTCCATCGACAAGACCAAGAACACCAACACCCTGAACACCGACGCCTGCGAGCTGTACCACAACCGCGTCGGCCTGGTGTCCGAGAAGGCCACTGAGGGTCTGGTGATCCAGCTCTACCGGGGGAACGTGGACATCTTCTCGGAGGAGCTGACCAACGAGAAGCAGTTCTTCAACGGCTTCGCCTCCGGGGCGAAGACGGGCCTGTACCGCTACACCCCCAAGTCCGCCTACGTGGAAGCGAACGTGGACAAGGGCACCCTCTTCGAGGCGGTGTACCTGAGCGGAGGCGTGAACGTCGACACTCGCCGGATGGAGCAGATCGAGGAGTACATCAACAAGGGTACCCTCCAGGGCGAGAACCGCAGCACCGTGTACTACACGGGGAACATCGGCCGGTTCGCGGAGAACCAGCAGGGTGAGGTCTACTTCAGCATCGTCGCCCAGCAGCGGGACACCACGGCCACGACCATGAACCCGAAGAAGGGCAAGCTCCTGTACATCGGGGTCGCGGGCAAGCGTCCCGGTGGCTGGAAGGAAGAGGCCATCCAGCTGGGCCTCCGCGTCGGACCGTAACCCTTCACCCCCAACGAGGGACTACCCCATGCATCCTCGCCAACCACAGCCCCCACCTGGCCCCATGATGGGTTCTCCGAACCTGCCACCAGGTCTGCCACACCGCGGCTACAAGGTGCCGAGGTTCATGTACCCGGTACCCGTCGACACGACAGTTCCGCCCCCTGCTCCGCTGGAGACGGCACCCACCCAGCCCGTGGTGAGGGCACCCGTGGTCGCCCAGTCTGGCCCCCAGCTTCCCCCCTGGCCCCTGGATCGGGTGATCCCCCAGGCGGTTCCCATGGGGACCCCGCGTGCCGTGGAACTCCCCAAGGTCATCCAAGCCACTGTGGCGGAACCCCAGCCTGCTCCAGTAGAGGAACCACAGGCTGAGACGCCCCCTGCTTCTGTCACGAAGCCCAAGACCCCCCGCAAGCCCAAGAAGTAACCCCGGCTACCTGGAGAGAACCTCCACCAAGGTCGCCCACAAGGGATACCGACGCTGCACGTCTCCATCGAGGTGGTAGCTGGCGAAGGAGTCAGCGAAGGCCTCAGTCATCTTGAACTGACCGAACGGAAGGTTGGCCGTGTCCCAGGGGTCGATACCAAGGGCCTCTGCCGCCTTGATGAGCCCAGAGAGTCCAGCAGCAGATTCTACGGAGTGCCCGATCTCGTGGGTGAGCGCGAAGTCTCTGCCCATCGCATCCAGGGTCCAGAACTTGGGGTAGAGCTCCACCCCTTTCGACGTGAAGGACGCCTCGTTGGTCCTTGACGTGAAGTCCACCTTGCGGATCGGGACCCCGGAGTACTTCCGCATGGCTGGATGACTGGAGAAGTACCGCTTCAACCACGCCTCGAAGTTGATCTCCCTGGCCGCAGCTAGGTACATGGAGGCCACCCGACCAGGACAGGGATGCATACCACCCCAGGAGGATAGCGAGGCTAGTGCGTTGACGAATGGGCTGTGGCCCGGCTCCCTTGCGGGGGCCGGACATGAGACTATGGCGGGGTCAACCAAGTGATGGGGGTAGGAGGTGGGTATGTGGGGACAGGAACCGGATCCACGGCGCTCCACACAGGAATGAACTCAAACTTCCAGGTGTCCTCCTCAGCGAGGTACAGGTTCCGTTGCAGCCACCACCAGGCCAGGGGACCATGCTTGGCCCTACGAATACCCTGGAACCGCTCGTACTCCACCTCGTCGATTACATCCTGATGCCTCAGAGGGGAGTAGTACCCCATGGCAGCCTCGGGTGGAAGCCCGTAGTAGTCTAGGGTGCGGGGGACGTGAAGATTCGCCGCCATGGCGTCCAGAATCCACAGGGCCATCCGGTGAAGGTCACCAAGGGATGTGAGAAGGTAGTCAGTCACCCCACCCGAAGTTCTCCACCGGAGCGCACATGGATCAAACTGAAGGGGAGCCTCGAACAAACGGGTGTCCGGGTGGACATACCCATAGAGTCTAGAGATGGAAATCGCAGATGGATCCATACGAGCCATTACGCCCATCCAGCATCAAAGGTCGACCTACCTTGCGTGGGTGTGCAATCCCCAGCTTCCGCAACCAGCGGTCCACGGTTGCCCCTCCAACACCGAGCCTGACAGCTATCTGTCGGATGGGCACCCCCTTGGCTACCATCTCACGAAGGGCCTCGGGTGTCGCTTTCTGGCGTACCTGGTAGTGACAAATAGCACTTGGCCCGGACCCCTCTCGGGGCCGGGCTTCGTGGTTGGTGTTGGTGGAATGGCTAGGAAGGCCGGGAATCAGGGCAGTTCACGATCAGCGAGTGATCGTGAGGCGCGTCAACCCTCGCGGGTTGTAGGCACCGATGCCCAAATTCTCGAACACCGAGAAGCCGATGGTGCGGGCCTTGGGGTCGTCGGCCGAGAGGACCGTGAGCTCGGTGCGGACCGGGATCCGACCGAACATCTCGGGCTCGCAGCACACGTACACCGTGCCAGCGGGGACCAGACGGCTGGTGATCACCTGCGCGCCCCAGAGCGTGGCCTGGAGGCCGGTCTTCAGCAGCGTGGCCTGGCTCTCGATGTCCAGGATGTCGCGGCCGAACTTGCGGACGTCGGCGTAGTCCCTCGCGTTCATGTAAACGCGGGCGACCCGGAGGTCGTGGCGCTCGATGAGGGCGAAGGCGTCGGCCAGGACCGGGCCGTTCAGGGGAGCGACCACCGGGACGTCGGGGTTCGTGTTCCCTGCGATGCTGTCGAAGCCGTTCACCGCGATGGCGTCGAGGACTGCGAAGACCCTCTCGTCTTCGGCGGCCTGGATCATCGCGCGGGCCAGATCCTGGGAGCGCTCGATCAGGTCGAAGCGCCGCTCCTTGATCTGGGTGAGCGGGATCTCGGGGTTCGAGGCGATCTCGAACAGGGGGAAGATCACGCGGCGCGGCTTGGTGATGGCGAGGATGTTCTCCCCCTCCTCACCGACCACGTACGCGGTCACATCCGGGTCCTTGTCGTAGATCGGCAGGGCGCCGTCGGGGAGCTGCTCCACGAGGAAGGTCTTGCGACCGACGCTCATGTAGTCCCGGCGGGTGCGGAGGGGCTGCGTCATCGACGCGGCGAGCTTGGCGCGGCCCGCGGCGGTCTTGATGTAGTCCCCGATGATCTTCTGCTTGATCGCGGTGCTGACGTTGGGGGTGTTCATGTTCGTGTTCTCCTCTCAGATCCTCTGGTCGAACACGATCTCGGTCTGGACCGAGTCCGCAGGCATCTTGAGGATGCCGATGACAGTTGCCACCCCACCAGCCAGGTTGGCTGCCTCCAGCGAGTTGGAGGTCGCGGTCGCACCCGAGTCCATCGGGTCGAGCACGCCACCAGCGTACACCACGGTCGGCATCAGGTAGCCGTTGCGCGAGGCAACGAGCCGCATGCCGGTGACGTAGGTGAGGGCCGTGCCAGCTGCCGTCGCGGCAGCGGTGGTCACGAGCACCTGGGTCTCGAACAGGCGGTTGCCGTAGGTGCCCATCGCGGACACGTACGGGCCCTTGCCCGAGGCGCTGGCCGGGAGGTTCTCGTAGGGGTTCCCGGCGGCGTTGTTGATGAAGCAGCCCAGGGGGAGCACCTGCGTCACGGACAGCGGAGCTGCCATGGCAGTGACCGTCGGGCCACCGATGTGGTTCGAGCCCGCGTCGGGGCGCGTGAACGCCACGGAGCCCGAGAGGACACCGAGTACCTCGGTGAGACAGCCGGGGGACGTGCTGATCGTCCCGGCGGTCGTGGTGATCGGAGGGTTGGTCTGGGTGAAGGAGTCGTCCGTCAGGACGCCCACGGTGTTCCGCACGCCGACGTGCAGGATCCGCAGAGCCGACGAGGACTCCGTCCAGCCACCACTCGCCTGTCCAAGCAACGGCATGATGACCTAGCCTTTGCTCCCTGTTCTCAGGGGAGTGTGAGCTTACCCGCAGCCCTCACGACACCATGTCAGAAGGACTGCGAGTTTCTTCGGGAAGGTTCCCGTACTTACTGGGGTCGAGTATTGAAGGGAAAACGAGGAGGGGGATCAGAATCTTCAGGCGGGAGGATCAGGCTGAAGGATCAGCCGAAGATCTTGGACACGTCGGGGGCCGACTCCCAGAGCTTCGACAGGTCGTCCACGTCACTGGACGCGACCTTGGCGACCGCACCCAGGGTCTTGACGCCAGCGGAGGGCTTGCGGGGCTGGGGCTTGACCGCAGCGGTCTTCCCGGCCTTGGGCTCCTCGGACTTCTTCTCCTCGGCCTTCGGCTCCTCGTCGGCCTTCTCCTCGGACGCGGTGTGGCCACCGTAGAGGATGGCGAGGTCGTCCATGCCGGGGTCCATGCCGGGGTCCATCGGGTCCATGAGGCCCAGGTCGTCCATCAGGAAGTCGTCGCCCATCGGTTCGCCGCAGGCCACGGGCTCCTCGGCCACGGGCTCCTCGGCCACGACCGGCTCGCCGCAGGCCACGGGCTCCTCGGCCAGCAGGTCGTTCAGCGCGGACTGCACGTCGGCGGACAGGTCCAGACCCGCGAGGATCTTCAGGGCTGCCTTCTTGGCGGAAGCCTTCTCCTCGTCGGCCTTGGGCTCGTCCTTCTCGTCCGCCTTGGGCTCCTCGTCCTTCTTGGGCTCGTCGGCCTTCTTGCTGGCCTTCGGCTCCTCGGACTTCTTGCTGGCCTTCGGCTCCTCGTCGGCCTTCGGCTCCTCCTCGCCCTTCTTGGCGACGCGCTCCCAGTAGGCGGCGAGGCGCTGGTAGTGGGCGGACTTCTTGGCGGGGTCCTCGTCGGCCTTCGGCTCCTCGTCGGCCTTCGGCTCCTCGGACTTCTTCTCGTCCGCCTTGGGCTCCTCGGCCTTGGGCTCCTCGGCCTTCTTCACGGAAGCCTTCTTGGCCTCCTCCGCGAGCATCTCCGCGAGCATCGCCTCGGCGTCCTCGCCATCGGCCATGTAGGTCGCCGGGCTGTTCTGGTCCGCGGCCCGTGCCCGAGCAGCCTTCGCCTGCTCCTCGGCCAGGATCTCCGAGAGGATGATGTCGTCGGCCGTGGGGGTCTCCCCTGCCTCCAGCATCGCCATGATCGCGTCCTCGGTGGGATCGCCCTCCGCCTTGCGGGGCGGGGTCAGCGTCTCGTTGGTCACGGCCATCAGGTCGCCACCCTCGCAGCCAGCCGACAGGCGGCGCAGCGCGGCCTGGATCTGACGCTCGGAGAGGTTCATGAGGTCCAGGGCCTGCTCCTCGACGACCTCGACGCTGGCCTTCTTGCCCAGCATCGCCTGCGCGATGCGGATGCACTTCGCGGCCTTCGCCTCGACGGCGGCGCGCAGCTCGCGGCTCGCCTGCTTCGCCACGCCAGCGGGGAAGTAGTGCTTGGGGTCGGTCGCCGGGTGCCCCTGGGGCTCCTCGGTGCCCGGGAGGGCCGGGTGGAAGGTGTTGGCGTAGGGGCCCTTGGTGGGGTCCTCGGCCCACGACGAGGTGTCACCGTTCTCGTAGGCGTCAGCCTCGGGATCCGGGTACGCGGCCGGGTGGTTCGACGGCTCCTGGTACCCAGGCGTTGCCGGGGGAGCAGAGGCGGTCTTGTCGTTCCAGGTCAGACGGCGTCGGGTCATGATGGGTGTTCTCCTTCAGGGATTCGGCTTGACGCCGACTCTACGGGTTGCGAGCAGCTTGGCGAGGCGGACCAGGGTCCGAGCTTCCCCCACTGTTGGGGACCTTCCAAGATACCCTCTACACTGGGTGATGAACTCTGGGAGGCTCGCATATCGATGAGAGCCCCCGACCTTCAGGGCCGTGCGATAGAGAAGAACGGGGACAAAAATCGCGTACCGCCTGTTCAGGCGTGCGATTTTCTGGATGACCTCCAGATCCGTCCCAATGCTGACTGCCTTCCGCATCTGGGAAAGGTACTCAGCCTTCTTCAACCGGGCCTGCTTGACCACGGTGTCATTCGGAGCAGTCGAGGCAGGCAGGAGCGACTTGGACAGGTCAGTCCTCGCCAGCTCTTCCTTCAGGCTCTTCGTCACGTTGTCGAGGACATGCTGCTTCAGCTCGTCCTCCAACGCCTTGAGGGGGCTCACGGGTTCCGCCGGGGCCGCAGGCGCAGCAGGTGCCTCGCCCTCTTCACCCACTCCGAAGTCATCAGCCATGAGGAGCCTTGCGGCCTTCAGCTGACCATCCGCCGGGATCTGGGGGGCTGGGAACGAGAACACCCTGTGGATGCGCTCGGCCACCTTCTCCCTGTCACCAGACGACAAGGTGATGACGTTCCGGGCCACAGCCCCCTTGAACGCAGGGATCCGTACCCAGGAAGCCTCGATGAACTGGACACCCCCAGTGGGGTCCAGGGACACGTCCCCACAGAGCTCCGCGATCCTGTGCTTGTTCCCACGCTCGTCGTAGAAGGTATTGCCCTTCATGTACTTGACGTGGTCGCAGAACTCAGTCTCGTCCGCCGCCCAGTGGCCGCACTTGGTACAGGTCGAGCCGTCGATGCTGCACCCCATCGACAGGGTGGCCAGGTCGCCCGACTCGATCTCCTTGATGAGCTCCGCGTGCTTCCGGGCCGTGGCGATCAGGATGTCAACGTAGACGGAATCCCCGATGTCCCTGGCCACCGCGTCAAGGATTCGGCCCTTGGACAGGTCTTCGATCTGGACGTGTTCGAGGAAGTTGTGCGCCCCGACGAAGGTCGGGTACGACTTGAGCAGGACCGGACGGTCCCACGAGTCGAAGTTGTTGTTGATGTACTGCTCGCACTCTGGCTTGATGCGGTACGAGGTCGTCTTCCGCATCACCTTCTTGCCATCCACCGTCGACGACCCCAAGCGTGCGCGGGGCACGTCCAGGGTGTCTACCGAAGCCACGATGGTCGCGTGCGAGAGCAGGTACTTCGAGGGGTCGAACTGCTCGTTCAGGATCTTCGATGCCTGATCGACCAGGTTGCGGTCCAGCCGCGCCTTGGCCGCTGCTACCCGCACCCGGTCCCATCCCTGTCCCGTTAGAACTGGGTGGACTGCACGAGCGTTGGCGTAGCGGAGGAAGGGCACGGCATTACTCCTCGAAGCCGATGATGTCGTCCCGTCGGACGAGGAACAGGCACCCTGGACAGACGAACATCTTGACCCTGGTGCCACCCTCCATCATGTAGATGGTCTTGCGGAGGTAGGCATCCTCGCAACGCGGGCAACACAACTGCCCGGTCTCGATCTCGGTCTTCGTGGGCTTGTACAGACGACCCTTGGCTGCCCAGTACACCGCCTGCTTGACGTACTGGAGAGCCACCCGGTGGGTGGAGTCGAACTTCTCCGGGCCAGGTCCACCAGGTACGGAGACCGTGTGCGTCCCACCGGGGATGCTGTCAGCCTGGATGTCAGGCTCGGGGTCCAGGGTGGTCCCCCTGTCAATCAGCAGGTCTTCCACGGGAGTGCGAGAGACCCCGTAGGGGTACTGCACGTCCACCATCCCGATGGCAGGCCACACCGCCACGACGACACCGCCGTTGGACGGATTGCCCCCCAGGACAGGGAACACACGGTCCCTGACCTTGAAGGCTTCAGCCCTCGCCTGGAAGTTGGCGTAGTTACCCCGACGGGACAGCATGGCCGAAGCCCCCCTTCAGGAGAACAGGCCGAACAGCTTGGCGGTCTTCTTGGCCTCGTCCGCCTTGGGCTCCTCGGACTTCTCGTCCGCCTTGGGCTCCTCGGACTTCTTGGGCTCCTCGTCGGCCTTCTTGGACGACTTCTTCTCGTCCTTCTTGGGCTCGTCCTTGGGCTCGTCCTTCTTCGCGTCGCCCTTGTCCCACTGGGCCTTGAACGCCGCGGGGACCTCGCCCTTCTTGGCAGCCTCACGGCGGAGGCGGTTGTACGCCTGGGCCAGCGCGGCGGTCTTCTCTTCCTTCTCGCCCTCGTCCTCCTCGGACTCCTCGGTCTCCTCTTCCTCGGTCTCCTCGTCATCGGCCTTGGTCTCGTTGGCCTTCTTGGCCACCAGGAGAGCCGTCAGGGCGGCGTCGTACGCTGCCTTCTTGATCACCGACGCGAGCTTGGGGTCCGCGACACCCTTCGCAGCGTTGGCCGCGAGCTCCCCGGCCATCTGCTTCTCGGACAGGGCGCGGTACTTCTCCAGGGTGAACTCGCCCGCCATGAACGGGTTGTTCGTGTCGTACTCCATCGGGCCGGGCTTCTCGGTCCCGATCTCCGCGGGGTTGAAGTAGCCCGCCGTCAGGCGACGGCCGAGGCTGTCCGAGAGGAGGTCGCATCGGTAGGCGAAGTCCATCGCCACCTTCTGGGGGATGCCCAGGCTGGCACCATGGAACTGGACCAGTGACGCCACCGTGTCCAGGGTCGACGCGACACGGCGAGCGCCCGCCTGAGAAGCCTTCTTGATCGTGGTCATGTGAACGGTTCTCCTTGTCCCATCCGAGACTCAGGGGATAGGGTGAATGGGGTTCCCGGCGGGTACACCCACTACCCATTCCCCTCACAATAGGCTAGGAAACGGTCAGCAACGAGTACTACTGAGGCGATGTCGTCTGAGGATGCCTGCTTCTTGGGCTTCCCAGCAGACTTCGGGTAAGGGGACCCACGGAAGGGGTGGTCACCATCCTGAACGCTCTGAGCCTCGGACTTGGGGGGGACAGGCTGGGCTGGAGCCTTCTTGAAGAAGTCGAGGTTCTTGAACCAGTCAGAGACCCGCTGGAACTTTCGCCCCTTGGTCAAGACGTCCTTCGTCTTGCCCAGCCACGCCCGGACACCCTTCTCGGCCTTGGGGTCACCCTTGGTCTTCTCCACCATGCCCTTCACAGAGGCGTCGAGACCTTCGAGTTCCTCTTCCGTGATCTCGTCATCGGACTCCGCCATCATCACCCGGTTCAGGATCGCCTTCCTGGCGAACTCCGCTGCACCCTTCCCCATGTTGGAGAAGTCCAGACCGCTCGCGTGCTCCCCCGCGAACTCGACAAGATCCTTGTCGGACATCCGAGAGCACAGGGTGAACATCGCCTTGCGGCCAGCCTCAGTGCCGGTCCCCTCCAGCAGGAGGGCCTGGATGTGCGGGCTGTTGGGGCCCAGGTGCTTGAACTTGCCCACCAGCTTCGAGACGGAGTCATCACCCTTCTCTCCACCAGTGGTGATCTCGTGGTACCTGGCAGCAGCGACCTCGGCGTTGGCAACGTCCAGCTTCTTCTGGAGACCAGGCTTGTCAGCCTCGGTGGCCTTGTCCAACTCGTCTGTCAAGTGCTTCTGGTCGGCCTCGGCACGTTCCTTCCGCTTCGCGGCGACGTCCTTCGGCAGCGTCTTGTAGGACTTGGCGGCTTCAGACAGGCGCTTCTTGGGGTCATCCGAGCCACTGGGCTTGGACAAGGCACCCGTCAGTTCCACCATCCCGACGTGGTAGGCCACCATGACGTTCAGGGCCTGATTCTGAGCGCCCAGATCCTGCTCCAGCTTCTCGATCTTCTTCTTGGTCTTGGGGTCGTTCGGATCCACGGTGCTGGTCGGATCCGGCTTCTTGAGGGCATCAATCTGCGACTGAACCTCGTCCCGTGCCGATGTGGTCCTCTTGATGATCGCCTCGGACTCGTCAGGGTTGAACGACTGGCTCTTCAGCTTGGCCTTGCCATAGGTCCCCTCTGGGACCTTCATGGCCACCGCCAGGTCGTCCCCACCAGCCATGAGCTTGGCAGTCTGGTCCCTATTGGTCTTGCGTGCCTTGCCCAGACGCTCCTCCAGATCCTTGACCCCAGCCAGGGTCTGGCCCTTCAGGGCAGACCCCAGCATCTCTTGGCGGGAACTGGCATCGGAATCCGTGAGGTGATCCTCCTCCGGGATGCTCTCCGTGACCTTCTTGACAGCCTTGTCCGTCTGCTCTGTCTTGGTCTGAGCCCGCCCCTGCTCTTCCTTCTTGGCGGACTCCTCCTCCCGATCCCCCTGGCCCTTCTCTCTGTCCTTCGACCAGTCCTTACGGATCTTCTTCGCTTCAGCCTTGGCTGCTGGAGACTTCGACCCCTCCAGAGTCTTGAAGGTCACCTGCTTCTTGGTCACCGGGTTGGTGAACTTCGGTCCCTGCTTCTCCGCCCACGCCTGGAAGGCATCCTCGTCCGCCTTCGCAGCAGTCAGCCACCGATGGGCGATCCGATGGGTCATGGACGCCAGCAGGTACCTGGACGCGACCTTCTTGTAGTTCATGGACAGGTCATCATCCGAAATGTCCAGGTCGGGATCGTCCGTGTACAGGCGCTCCTTGCGGAGGTCGTGACGCGGTGGCTTCTTGGATGGGTCAGGCTTGACGAGCTCTTCGATCTCCTCGTCCTCCCGTTCGGATTCGGTCTTGGTCCCCACCTTGAGGGACTTCAGCACCGTGCCGTCGTGGAGGTACTCGTCCTCCAGGCCAGGGACCAGGTACTGGGATCGAAGGGTAGCTGACTCGTGACCGACCACCTCCGCGACGTGCTCCAAGGCCCGCTTGAACTCAGCCTTGAGGATCTCGTCCTTCTCCTTGCGGGATGTCGGCAGCTCTCGGGGTCCGCCTGCACGCTCCTTCTTGAGTGCCTTCAACATCTCGTCGTTGGCCCGGAATCCCCGGATGTCCTTCGCCGTGATGTCGAACTCCGCCAGGTAGTCGTTCACATCGTCGGAGCTGACGGTCGCGTCGTCCGTCTCGAAGATGCAGTCCTCATCTCCCCGACCCTTGGTGAGTTCCTTCAGGGCCTTCACCGTCGGTCCGTGGTCGACCACCTTCTCGTGCTTGACCCCGGACTTCCCGACGTACTTGAAGGTCGCCGTGTCCCCCTTGAAGGTGACGTGCTTGACCTTCCAGCCAGTCACCCCGAAGTGGCCCTCCTCGGCTGACTCGTCGTTCCCCACCCGCTCGCAGGTCTCATCCATCAGGGCCACGGCCAGGGCCGTCATGCTGGTCTGGGGGTCTTCGTCCTTCAGGTCATCCTGCACCCGCGCCCGGAGGTCCGAGATGTTCTTGCGGAGGTGCTCGACCCGCTCGGCCTTCTCCCGGTGACGGTTGGCGATCTGCCGGTCGCTGTACTCGTACACCGTGGCTTCGTCACCGTCCTGGGTCTTGATCTTCTTCTTGGACTTGTACTTGGCTGCCACCCTGACCGCAGACCCACCCAGGGGAATCCTCACCGGGTCGCCATCCCGACACCACATCTCGACCTCGTCGAAGCTCCAGGAGCCCTCTGGCACCGGCCCCTGGTACTCCCCGAAGCTCCCCGGCCGCATGTAGGCCAGAGTGACGTGGGGACTGTAGGAGACCGGAGAGCGGTCCTCGATGTAGAAGCCCTTGTCGAAGAGGGTCGATGCCAGGTCCGACCGCAGCCTGGCCATGTCGGTGTCGAACCGCACTCGGTCGTAGGCCACGACGGCATCCGCGTTGTCGAAGTAGTTGGTCCCCTTCAGGGTCGCCGTGATGGGAGAGGGCCACCGACTGAGCTGGTCCTTGACCACCCCCAGAAGGTAGTCCTCCCGGTCAGGGTCGATGTCCCCCACGATCAGGAGCGTGGCATGGGTAGGGGAGTCGTCCTTCTCACCGAGGGACGGGAACTGCCCCGCCAGAGCCTTCGGGAGGGGCAGGAACAGCCCGACGGACTTCACCCCGGCCAGGCGCCGTGATGCAACCTTGACCGGGCTGGGGGCCTCCAGGGGGTGCGCTGGCACCGTGATCAGGTGTGGGAACGCAGCGCGTCCCTTGATCTCGACGAAGTCAGCGTACTGCTGAAGGTTCTCTCCCCGGTCCTCCCAGATGTCCACGCCCCGCACCGAGAGGTACTCGTTGAGGAGGTCTCGGATCACTTCCAGCTTGAAGGCGTGGGTGTCCCCGCCTGGGGAGAAGAACAGCTTGTCGAACCGCAACCCGACCTGGCCCAGCAGCTGACGCACCCGGTCAGGGAACTTCCTGGCCAGGCGTCCGGTAATCATCACCGTGACAGTGTTGGGGTTGGCGATGTCCAGCCTTGCACGTTCGACCACCGACCCGTTCCACCACTCGGGCCCTGGGACGGCGGGAACGAGCGGGGGCGTCAAGGATGCCAGGTCTCCCCACCACACCCCTTCCCAGCCCATGGGCTTCACAGGGCTGCGGAACAGGGTGTCGTCGAAGTCGTAGATGGCGAGCTTGGTCGGCGCCATGATCAACCCTTGGACCCGCAGATGTGGACGCCCCTCTGTACCCAGCGATCAGCCACCCTGCTGGCCGTCCGCTCCCCGGTCATGAGGCGGAGATCGAAGCACTCGGGGGTGAGCTCCTTGCGGATCTGACGTAGCCCCTGAGCGATGACCCCAGGATACCTGGTGTCGATCCAGAGGGCTTCGAGCTGTCGGATCAGGTCCGCCTTGCCACCGATCAGGTCCGACCACTGGTTGTGGGCGTCCAGGCTGACGGCCTCCTCGAACAGCCCCTCGATAGTCAGGAAGTGCTTGCGGATGCAGTCCACACACTGCTTCCCCTCACTGTTGAGGTGGTCCTCCAGCAGCGCGCACTGCTTACAGACCTCCCGCAGATTGAACAGGGGATGCTTGATGGGCAGGAGGTGGGCACACTTCATGGCGAGGAATGGCTCCACCTGACTGAAGGAATAGGACTAGAACCGTTCAGCCTCGCCCGCAGGCTTCTTGTACTTGAGCCCGAGGGTCTCCGCGACCCGCTGGGTGGCGTCGGAGTTCTCGGCCAGCTGCCGTCCGATCTCCCCGTAGAGGGCGGAGAGGGCATCGTTGAACTTCGCGTCGTTGAGCGTGAACACGTCCCGCTTGAGCTTCTCGCGTGTGGTGTGCGGGTCGATGTTCAGGAGCTCCAGGATGACGTCGATGTCCAGTGACCCCTTGTTGTAGAGGTTGAACAGGGCGTCGAAGGTGTCGCTGTTGTCCCGCAGGGCCAGCCTGGTGAACGACAGGGCCGGGCAGATCACGGTCTCCTCGCCGTCGTCGTCGACCTCGATGTACCCCATCCGGCGGCACATCGGACGGAACATCTTGTCCTCGACGAAGTCCTGAAGCACCTCGCGGAGCAGCATGTACCGGGTGTTGATGACCTCCAGGTTGATCCGGTCGCCGCTATACGAGCTCTCACCAGACAGCAGGGACTCCGTGACGCCCAGACCAGCGTACATCTGCCGGTCGGTCATCTCGTACTCACTGGAGAGCTCCAGCAGCCGTCCCTGCGACCCCATCTCGTTCCAGTTGACCTCGAAGTTGGTCACGATGGAGTAGTCAGGGTCCTGAAGCGCCATGTCCACCTGGTCCCGCAGGGCATCCGTGTCGGCAGCCGACATGTCAGCCGCAGTCACGATGCGGATCGGGGTCATGTGGCGAGAAGCGATGGAGGTCTGAGCCTGGCGGAGCTTGTCCCGGTAGACCAGGGTGTTGAGGCACCGCTCCAGCATCGAGTGCCCACGGGGCTCGTACTGGGACTTCTTCCGGGCCATGTAGTAGACGAAGCTGCCAGCGTCCGGGTCCGTGTTGAGGGGGATGTTGGACCCCCCACGGATGGCATCCACCACGCCATCCGGCATGGACTTGACGATGCGGACTGCCTGCTCGTCCCCGGCGTCAGCCCGCTGGACGACATCCTTCGTCTTCGAGTCGGGGATCAGCTCGATCATCCGCTCATCGGTGAAGGGGAACGCCTCCATGTGGATCTGCTCGGGCGGCAACACCCGGATGGCCGTCCATCCCTTGTAGTGCCGCTTCAGCCACTTCTCGGCCCGAACATCTGCATCTTCCCTGCGGACGATCCTCTCGGAGGGGTCCCCCTGGGCGTCCAACTCCCGGATCGTCTCGTGGGTGATCTCCTCGGGCATGTCTGGGGACGAGTCCTCACAGAAGACGAACGCCTCACCCAGGAGGTTGTAGTCGTGAACGATCTCGATCAGGCGATGGAGGAGGCCGATGTTCTTCGCCCACTTGGTGCAGAACTCCAGAGCGCGCTTCGCCAGGTCAGGGTTCTTCGCCTGGGGGGTGGACAGCCGGATCTTCGAGAGGGGGAGCTCCGTGTGGAGGTCCACGGCCTGCCCGACGAAGGCGTTGGTCTGGTAGAAGAACCGGAGGTAGTTCCTCTTCTCGTCCAGGCTCTGCGGCAGTTCGAGGAAGTCGGTGGACAGCTCGGGGCTGTAGAAGTTGCCAGCAGACGCACCCGTGGTTCCGCCCGTGGAGGGATAGGCCACCTTGGACCGCATCGATCCCAGCATGACCCGTGCGGGCTTGCCGACCTTCACGCCCTTGGTCTTGTGCGTCACCTTCCTGACCTCGACGGCGTCTTCATTCTTCGTCATGGAGCACTACTTTCCCTCGGCCTTCGCCACCTGGGGCAGCGGGGGCCGCTTGGGTTCCTGCGGAGGGAGATCATTCAGGTCCGGGTCCAGGTCGTACGGGGCAGCCACGCGCCGTACAGAACCCAACGCTCCCAGTACCCGTTCCAGGTCACGCCTCACAGCCCGTGCCCGCCGTTGGGCCAGGAGGCCGTCCTGACGGGCACTACACGCCCGCAGAGCCCCCTGGATCTCCTGCTCGGCACGAGTTACCCGCTGGGCGATCTCCTGGTCGAGAGGATTCGTGGACAAGGTGGCACGCAACCGGGACAACGCCTACCTCCATTGAGTGGACTTGGGGAGATACCCCTTCGAGAACGCTACCCGGATGACCTTCTTCAGGAGGGACACATCCTTCGATGATCCCATGAACAGCCGCTCCCACGACCCACCGGCCTTGGCGAACACCTGGATGATGAGGTCGTACCCCTTCTGGGTGTGGTCCACCTGGCCGGAGTACGAGCTCTCCAACAGCTTGCGGACCAGCCTGTAGTCCGCCCGGCTAGGCTTCAGGGGGTCGAGCTTCGCCACCCGGAGAGGCGTCATGTGCCGCAAGGCGAAGGCTTCCATGACCCGGTGCAACCTGCCCACGTACCCGTCGAGATTCATCGACCCACTCCCCTCCGCCACGGAGATGCCCCACGGGTCATCGGCCCACGGGGAACCTGGCGGGACTCGTGTGAACCACTCTGCATCAACCTTCGCTTCGCAACAGCACGGGAGTATGCGGGCATCACCGGGCCCGTCTGCGTGCGGACCCCTGCGAGGTGGATGTTCTTCGTGAGCTTGTTCGACACCAGCCAGACCATGCGGATCAGGGCATCGGACATGTCGTCGTGCTTGCCATCAACATTCGGGGCCTCGACGGTCGTGATGAACTTCGAGTGGTACTCGGCCTGGAGCTCCAGAAGCTCCTTGATGTAGGGACAGTGGGCCTCCCCAGGCTGGATCGGGTAGTCGTACAGGACCAGCCGCCGATCCCACATCATATCCTTGAAGTTCTGGTACATCTGCGAGGTTAGCTGCCGCTCCATCTTCTGGGACTTCATCTGACCCAGGCCACGCTTGGACAGCGCCTGCTCCAGAGGGATGCCAGCCCACTGGTCGAACATGCCCTCCTGGATGAGGAACCTCTTGGACAGGTCCAGCACCCAGTCGGCCACGTCATCGAACTCCAGTCGCTCCTTGTCGATGAACTTCCCCTCCCCAGCCTTGATCTGGTCCACCAGGTCCACGACGATCTCACCCTCGCCACCGAGGTGACCCAGAGCCACCGCCGTCCCGTCCCCCACGAGACCCAAGTCAAGACCCAGGAAGTGGGACGTACGGGAAAGACCCCGCTGCTGGGGGCGAGCAGCAGGGTCTACACAAGAGATGAGATCCTCCGCGCGCTCGATCCAGCCCCTGGTACGGTCCGAGAACTCACCACCGTACTCCGTGAAGAACACCGCGGGGTCCTTCAGGTAGTGCTTCTCGAACTCGTGAGCCGGGATGGTGGGATTGACCTCCCACGTTGGGGCCTGGATGCAGAGCATGTTGTCTGCGACCCGTCCACCGGACATCCCGATCTGGAACATCTTGTAGAACAGGCCCTGGCGCCCAAGGGGGCTAGAGATCAGGATGATCCGGCCCTCGACGTCACCGATGGACTTCCGACGATCCTTGGGATCCTTCGGGGAGAAGGAGGACGTGCTGGGGGTGATGGCGTTGTAGACGGCCTCTGCGCTGGACTGCCCCTTGTCCGTGAAGTGGGCCACCTCGTCGAGGATGACGAGGATGTTGCCAGGTCCACGGAGGCCCTTGGCGATGCAGGACCGGAAGGTCACCTTGATGGTCGCCTTGGCCCCCGGGTTCTCGACGTAAGGACCGAACTGCTCGATGTCCTTCGGCGTCTGGAACCGCGCGTACGACATCGTGTTGTTCGCGGTGTACGGCCCGAAGAAGGCACAGTTCCCGAAGTGTCCTGAAACCTCCTGATAGAGGAGACCAGCCTGCTCCTTGTCCGTTGCAATCGAGATCAACTGGATGTTGTTGGACCTGGGCAGCCCGTAGTAGGCTTGCGGAGCGCCCTTCGAGATCAGCTTATACGTCTCGAACGCTGCCACGCACGCAGAGAGGGCTGTCTTGCCGGACCGTCGCCCAAGGGACAGGACCATCTCCCGGCGTTCCTGCCCTGGGATGACCTCCTTGATGTTCGACCGTCCCTCGGCGTACAGGTGCTCCAGGTAGGACTTCTCGGTGAACTGCCTGGGGTTCTCCCGTCGCCAGTCAGTGATGGTGAACTGCTGGGTGTCGTCGAGCGGGATGCCGTAAGAAGCCTTGAGGATGATCTTCTGAACGGGAAACAGCCGCATCCCGTTCGTCTCCCCGGTGATCGGGTCGGGCGTCCCGCCCAGACCCCAGGGCTCCTCGACGAACTCGATGGCATTGGCAACAGGGGCTGCCTTGCTGACTGGGGCAACTGCGCGGGCACCGGAGAGAACACTGCTGGCGAGGGTCATGGCACCCTCACTCCTTCATACGGGACTTCGCCTCAGCCTTCCAGCTGTCATCGAGCAACTTCACGAACTGGGCGACCACAGCCTCCGAGAGTTCCTGACGAACTCCAGCAGCCTGCATTGCCCTCACGAAGGTCTCGGAGATGAGCTGGAACAGGGCCTGGAAGGCTGGACTCTCCAGGTCGATCAGCCTGCTCTGGATCTGCTCCTTGCGCTTGATCCAGGTGTCTCCAATGGCCTTCAGGGCTGCCACCCGACGCATGGACAGCTGGGAGGTATCCTCGCCCATACGCTCAGCCTGCATCCGCTCGAACCGAAGACTGGCTGCCTCCTCCCCGATGGCAAGCACCACCTGGTTCAGCACCTCGGCAGACTCCGGGGATTCCTCCGCTGCCTGGAGAATGGGGTCGTTGCGAAGGTGACCCTCCTTCACTCTCAGCAGATCCCCGATGAGCGGGGATGAGGGGGGAAGAATGGCACTCACGTCCTTGGGGGGACGCCCGTGCTGCCCTTCGATGAACACCGGGAGACCCGCGTCATTCAGACTGGGGGTGTCCCCCTGCTGGAGATCCTCGATCTTGCGGAGCTTGAGCTTCCCCTTGATGTCCAGCACCTTGATGCGCTTGGCCTCTGGGGGAACCACGTACCCGTGGAAACGGCGAATGCCGTGACTGTCCACGTCGATGAAGGGAGAAGGAGACTTGGGGGTCACCCGGGCGATCCCCACGGAGGGGATCTGGTCATCCACGGGCTTGTCAAGGTCGTCTGCCATACTCTAGGCTACCATCCTCACGGGAGAATCACGGGTGCCGCCTGGGACTTCACGGCCTTGGGGACGTAGAACGAAGCCCGTAGATGCCCAGCAGTCGACAGGAGCGTTCCAGAATAGTCGCTCACCAGGAACGAGGTTCCCCCCAACAACGCTGACATGTCGTTGGTGGCCTGGACCGGGAACCTGGCATCAAGTCTGGCATCGGCCAGGTACACCGTGTCCGCCACGGCCAAGGCTGACACCTGACTCACGCAGGCGTTGATCCACTCGGCCATCTCGGAAGCGACCTGGTTCACGGTGCCAGCACCAGACCCATGGCCCTTGCCGAACTCCACCCCGGCGACCGCGTACTGGTCGTTGAACCTGGTCTCCTCCAGGTAGTAGTACGGGCCTGGTGCTGCCACGGTGGGATCCCAGTAGAGTGCAGCCCTCACCTGGATCGAGGCTGTGTGGTCAGTAGCACTGACCGTAGGGGGCTGCTGGGTGATACCACCAGTGCGGACATTCCCATCAGCCGTGATCACCTGCTGGAGGACGAACCCCGACCGCTGCTTCACCGGGTTGCCCCCGATGCGGCTAGGGTCGGACCCCTCCTTGAGGTTCGCCACGAGAATCTTGAACTTGGGCGGAGCGCAGGGGTGCATTGATCACTCCTCGGGCAGGGTCAGCCCCCCGAACAGGACATCGCTCAAGGTCTTGCCGTCAGGGAGGTTGCTGTAGTCGAACGAGTCCAGGGCATCATTCTGGAGACCGAACTCCCCTGGATCGTAGGCGTTGAACATCGCCGCCACCCGCTCGCTGTCATCTGCATTGGCCAGCCGGATGGCCTCCCGCTGATACTCCCCTGGATCGGCCACGGGGGCGGACGCCACAAGCACCTTGTTGTACTTCTGGCAGCTTCCACCACTGTTGGCGGCGCACGTTGCACACCGCTCCATCTGGAGGGCAGCCTTGATCTGGTTGGCCCGGTGGATCAGCGCGCCCTTGTCACACCCACTCGTGCCAGTGGGCGACGCGTAGGCATCCGTGGCGACGTAGACGTGACCGGCCAGACCTTCGTGCTTCCGCCGGATCTGCACCAGGGAAGCACCGGCGTTCTTGAGGTAATCCTGCGAGAACCTGGAGGCGAGGAGCACGTCCAGGTCGTTCCCGGCAGCCCCCTCGTTCATCTGCTGGGAGGCGTACCGGAGCACCTGGGACACCTTCGGGTCCATGGCCTGAACCTGGGGCGTCCGCTGGGGGGTACCAGTCAGAGTCTTCACCCCGACGCCAGTGCCCTCGTAGGTCGCCTTCTTGGCGCGAGCGATCAGGTCAGTGCCCATCTGGATGATCTCGGAGCCGGTCGCCTTCCGCGACAGGAGGTACTTCCCCTGCTCCTCGGTCAGTGCCCTGGCCTTCACCCATCCCTGAACGGTGGCAGCGACCTTCTCCATGGAGACTTCGACCACGCCCGTCCCGAGCTTCCGGGGCTGACCAGCGTACACCGAGGCACCCACGCCATCGCCCTGATAGCTGCCCTGCCGGATGCTCTCGTCGATCACCCGTTCTGCACGTTCCTGAGCTTCCTTCCGACCGACCACATCTGCTGCCTCGCGGGCTTCCTTCTCAGAAGCCAGCCGGGAGGACTCTGCGTCTGCCATGAAAGCATCCATCCCGGTCGGAACGGTCGTTCGTACCCTGGCCCCGATGCCCTCGCCCATGTAGCCCACCCGCTTCTGGTGGGTTGCCACCCGGATGGCAGCCGTACGGATCATGTCCGCGGGTGCGAGCCCGCTGGCCATGACCTTCCGAGCTTCCTCGGGGGTGAGCATCCTGGCCTCGACCCAGCTTCCGAGCTTCGCGCGAGCCTGTTCCAGGGACACCCGAACGGTGTCCTTCTGGATGATCTCCCGGGTCGGCAGAGGCGCCGTGACCAGCGCTTCCCACGCCTTCTTCAGAGCCAGGTGCTGTTCCTGGGCCTGGGGGCTGTGTGGGACGTACGTGGCTTCCCGATCCTTCTTCTGGACTTCCTGCCTCATCGCAGCGATGAGGACCGTCTTCGGATCACCAGAAGCCAGGCGCCTGCCGGACGCCTCCAAGGTCGGTCGGTAGTGGTCGAGGGCCTGTGTCCACGGGATCTCGGTCACCACTTGCTTGCCCAGGTAGTTCTGGTACGCCGAGAGCTTCGACCCTGGACGTGTCAGCCAGTACTTGGCGCTGGCGCATCGACGCCGGATCTCCTGGTCCCACTTGCCAGAGAGCAACCCGGGGAAGGCGGAATCCCGCAGGAACACCTGACCCACGACCCCGTACTCGGCCCGGACGAACCTGATGGCAGAGGCCAGCTTCTGGAGCTGGGGGTCAGTGTGGACGTGCTGGAGAGCGGGCCCGAGGTGCGAGGCCACGTCCATCACGATGTTCGTGAAAGGCACCCCGAAGGCTGCCTTTCGCATGGCAGACGCGACGATCTCCCGGTACTGGTCCCCGGGAAGCCAGGCCACTTGAGAACGCGGCTGTGGGGGCACCACCACGTTGGGGATGACCTCCACGCCGTCCGTCCGGTGGTTCGTTCCCCAGGCTTCCACGACGCCCTGGAGGGCCTTGTCGTTGTGCTGCTGGGGAAGACGATCAGGGTCCTGCTCTGCCAGTTCCAGCCAGGCCAGGTCCGTGATGTGGTTGGCCTGCTTGACCAGACCGGACAGGTCCCCCACGTCCGTGCCAGTCGACCCTGCGAACACGTCGTCATCCAGAGCAGCTTCCCGCTCCCCGTTGACGAACCCATCGGGCAGACCCGCCAACCCGTTCTGAGACCGCGGCGGCGCAGCCATCCCGGTTGTCCGGCTGGTGGTGGTGTCCTTGCGCCCGGTCAGCACGCCCTCGCCGTAGTCCTCGTCGAAGTCGAACCCATCCAGCATGAAGTTGCTGGCGAAGGTCGGCTGGTACCCGCCATCAGGAGTGCGTGAGCTCATACGCTGGCCTCGTTCTCCTCGTCCATCTCGTCTTCCTGCTCTTCGGCCCAGCCCTCGGGATCCTTCTTGATCTCGACGGCGTCCTCCACGATCTGCTCGACCTCGGCCCGCTCTTCGGGGGACTCCTGCCTGGACACTGCTGCCCAGTGGGGGGCGCGGATCTCATCGTACAAGGTGTCGGACAGGGCGGACAGGGCCTCCACCACGTTCATGTAGGCCCGGCGCATCTCAGCAATCTTCTGGATGTAGCCCTTGCCACCGAGGGCCCCATCAGGGCTCACGTCGGCCGACTTGAGCTTGGTGAACACCGCGTACGCTGACATCGCATGCCCCAGGGCAGCGTTCGTGGACCGCATCACCCTGGCCAGCGGCTTGGTGTTCCTGGGATCGAAGGCGAAGTCAGGGGAGAGATGCCGCTCATGCGGGCCGGAATCGTTCCACGCCCACTGGGAGGCATCGTTCGACTTGTCCTTGATGAACCGGACCTCACCGGCCACACGGATCATCGCGCGGCGAGCGACTCGGGCCGGATCGGGTCGGTTGGAGGGTGCCATCATCACACCTTCAGGGGCTTGCCGGTTTCATCGAACAGGCGCTCGATGACGTACTCGCCGCCTGCCTTCGAGAGCTTCCACAGATCCTTCGAGGACTTGTGGACCAGATCGTCTTCACTGCTGGCGGACCGCATGAAGTCCGTCAGATCGCCCATCGCTGCCACGGTCATCCGACAAGCGGTTGCCGTGCGAACCTCACTGGGAGCCGAGACGAGATGTGCCCGGTGGACGCCCATGAAGCGCCCATCATCCCACTTCACGAACACCATCCCATCGAGTTCCGTGAGATCCCCGGCAGCCGTGCGGACCATCACCACGGTCCCTGGGACGTTCATCTCCGGGGGCTCGGTGTAGGCCAGCAACGCGGAGAGCTTCCCGCTGAACGCCACCCCGGTCCCGGAAAGAAGAGTCGCGGTCCGATCCTGGCCCCGGACGAAGTCCTGAACCGTCGAGTCCCCTGACAGATGCGCGTCCATCGACCCCATTGGGACGAAAAACCCGCCATGTTCCCAGAAGTTGCTCATCAGTACCTCGACACCACCCCTGAGCACAGGGGCACCTGTCAACGGTACTCCATAGGGCCAATATTGCCGCGAGAACTAACTGGTTGCAGTCCAGTAGACCGTGGTGCTGACCGGGGCCGCGAACTTGACCGTGAACCCGGAGGCAGTCTTCACGGACACGTAGGGGGCAGAAGCGATCCCAGAGTCCATCGCCACCGTGTAGTTCGCATCGGGGCGGGACACGTCGAAAGTGACTGGCATCGTGTCAACGCCTCCGAAGGACACGGTCCCAGACACCTGGGCTTCCCACAGTGTTCCGGCCCCTGATACCGTGCCCCTGGAGGAGTTCTTCAGGGTGGCAGCGGTGGACCCGTTCAGAGTGAGATCACGGAGAGTCGAGTTCAGCACGGTCAGGGTGCGGTTCCCGTTGACCGTCACGTTCCCTGCATTGGGACAGGACCCGATGGTCAGCGAACCATCCCCGGACAGGGTGGACTGCACGTCCCCGATTGCCAGGGGTGCCAGGATGTACTCGGACCCTGTGATCGAAGGAATCGTCCCGGCTGAGTTGTAGTCCGCCTGCACGGGGGGGATGAGTCCACCGGAGATCAGGAGCAGAGAGCACTGGGCAACCCGCATTGAGGCCGTTGCTGGAGCACCCAGGGACCAGCAGCTCCGCAGGATGACGTTGTTCACTGCGTTGGCGTAGACGGTGTACCCACCCACCCCTGTGGGCAGCAGGTTGCAGTTCTCGATGGTGATCCCGTTCGATCCCACGGTACTGCCAGACCCACCAACCAGGTTCACGCAGGCCAGACCGTCCCCCATCTGGATGATGGTAAGATCCCTCAGAGTCAGGGACCTGGGAGTGGTCAACACCGCCGCCTGAACGGTCACGGCTGCGGCAGCGGAAGAAGGCTGAATGACTGCCTGCCCGATACCCTGGATGGTGATCCCATCCTTCTCGATGACCAGAGCCTCGGCATAGACTCCAGGCATCACCAGGATGACGTAGGGGTTCGTGGGGCTAGCGGACGCAGGAACAGCAGCCAGGGCCGACTGGATGGTCGTGTACTTCGCCCCAGCCCCTGCTTGGCCCACCACCAGCACTCCCGAGATGGTGGACAGGCTGGCAAGATCCGAGAGGGTCAGGCCCCCCGTCACCACGGCGTCCACGAACTTCATGGCCCCGTTGGATGCCTGCCGGGTGATGGTCAGGGTCTGGCCGGAACCCGGTTCGATCTGGAGGCCGTCTACCTGGAAGTTGGGCTGCGTCACTGGTTACTCCTTGCTCGGGCCGGATACATTCAACCTCGGCCCTCTAACAACTTGACCCTGTCGTACCAGCTCCCAGTGAGCCTTCTGCGCTTTTGATAGGACTTCTCGGGTCTTGTCCAAAACAGTCTTACCTGTTTTGGCTAGTGATAATGCCCGCCGATGGGCATCCGAGAGAACCACCCCTGTTCGTGCAGACGAGATCTTCCGTCGCGTTTCATCCGAAATGGAATGACCTTTCTGCCTGTGATTCCCAAGACTTGCCAGGGACAACCTCTGCCGTGTTTCCTCAGAGAAGGTCTGGTGGGACCGTTTCTCTCGAATCATGACCTTGGTGGCTTCTGTGTGTTGTCTCCCCATCATCCCTGGACCAGAAACAGCACTTCGATTCAGATTCACGCATCCGTCAGTCCCCACCAAACTGGTAAGCAATGCCTGTTCAGCCCCTACAGCTTCTCTGGCACTCATGCAGGGCTGCAATACCTGCCAATCGAATTGACGGTACTGGTTGTACACACGCTGCATGTACACATTCTCGTGGTTACCCTGCTTGAGATGCCTCAGATGCGTTAGCACCCGTCGCCTGATGTCCATGGACCTTCCCACGTAGAAGTGGGTGTTTGACAACAGGATACGATAAATCCCGTTCAACTTCGTCCTAGACGAAGACATCGTATCCCACAATGCCAGAGTAGGTCACCCCCACCTGCACCACAAACCCAACATTTGTCTTGTTGGTCACCCTCACGGGGACGAAGTCCTGCGTCGAGAACACCACCCGGTAGCCCGTTCCAGCGAACGGGGTCACGAACGTCACCGTCTTGGTGGTCTCCCCGGCGAAGGTGAGTTGTCCATTCACAGCGCTGGTCTGGGACACGAAGTTCTCCACCTGTTGAATGGCCGACTGGATGTCATCGGTCACGGACTGCGGGATGGACGTGTTCGAGTCAACGATCCGTCCAAGGGGGGACTGGATGTTCTTCACCGACACCATCCCGCTCTGGTCGAGGGAGATGGTGAAGTAGTAGAAGTTCGGGCTGACCCCGGACCGATACGTGAACTCGAAGATCGTTCGCTGGTAGGCCATCAGATCACCAGATGAAATCGGTGTTCAGTCCCACGGACTCGGCCCACTTGGCGAGCTTCCGCAACCCCTCCACGTTCGACGACCACACCTCGATGGTGTCCCCACGCTCCCGTACCCCAAGGTCAGGGATCACCGGGATGTGGAGCAGGCCATCCTCCGAAGCCTCCCTTCGCTGCTCGCGGTCACGGAGGGCCCGCAGGGAAGAAGCGAACTTCTTGGCCTTCACCTGGTTGGCAAACCCGAAGATGTTGAAGCGGTACTCACTGCGAGTGACTCCCTGGAGCCAACGCGCGGCGACGGCTTTGGCCATCACGATGCGAACGGTTGAGGGGGGATTTGCCAAGGACGTCACCTTGAGACTGGTGACGGATAGAGGAACTAGCGCCAGGTCAGGAATCGAGGACGTAGCCCGACCTGATCGTGGGGAATGATCTCTGGACCTCTCGCAGCAGGTTCAGGTTGTGCGCCACGGTGGTGAACACCTCTCCGTAGAAGTGCATGGGTGGGTGGGAGGACAGGCGGCGGGTGGAACGGATGAAGCGGTGTCGGACGAAGCCCTGAGTGACCCCGAGACGTTTCGCGGTCTCGGACTGGCACGTTGTCTCGTACATCAGCACGAGAATGTTGATGTCCATGGGGTCAGTGAAGAAGCGTTGAAGGTCGGTGCGGAGGGTGTCGACGTCTACCTTGGGGACTTCCAGCAGGTACTTGATCCGCTGGATCGCTCGCTGGAGGCGATAGCAGACCGTTGGCTGACTCACCCCGAAGATGGCGGCGATGTCAGTCTGTCTGACATGCCGGAAGAAGTAGAGATCGATGAAGTCAGCCTCGATCACGGGCAGCCGGTCGAGGATCTTCTTCACCCGATCAATCACCTGGAGGTCATCTTCGTCCGGGTCCGTGAAGATCGACCCGAAGGAGGTGATGACGTCTGTTTCGCTCAGGTTAGGCAACCAAGTCATCGTGGAATGCCCTCCGACGTGCTACAACCAAGGTTCCCCATTGTCGAGCAGCTCGTCAAGGGAAATTGCATCAGGATCCTGGGGTTGCTTCGTGGCCTCGTCAGAGGCGAAGGTCGCCAGGTTGCGGGGAATGACCACGATGGTGACAAGAGACCTGAACTCGACCTGAACAGCTACCTGATTGGGGAACAGGTCCACCACCACCCCGTCCAGGTCCCGGTAGTTCCCCCCGGTGATGCGGACACGGGCCCCAACCTCCAGGTCAGAGCTCAAGGACTCAGCCAAGCGAGTCCGCATGCTGTTCACTTCACTGTTGGGCAGCGTGTGCAGCACCCGCATCCCGCCCACGTTGGACGAGAACACCCGGGCCACCAAAGGTGACTTCTCCAGGGCGAAGTACTTCACCTCTGGCAGGCCAGCAGCGACGAAGGCGTAGCCTTCGATCAGCCGCACACTGACGGTCCGACCCCCCTTGGTGTAGTTCGCATACGGGACGAAGACCGGGAAGGTGTCGTCAACCCCAAGCAGGGATTGGATGGCAGCCCCTAGCTTCCCCTCGACGGCCTTGGCCTCACCCGCCTTCGTGAGTTCCAGTGTGGCCCATGTTGTCTCGTCCCGCTTGTCCATCAGCGCTCGGCTGGTCGAGTTCTAGGACTCGGCGTTTGACGAGTTGAAAGAAATCCAGGGGAGTGAGACTGGCAGGAGGAGTAGTGGACGAGTGGCGGAGTTCGACCTGTTCTGAACTTCGGGCATTGACTGCCCGGTCATCAACGAACACTCCATCCACAACGACGGGCTTCTCCGCATGGGGCGTCTTGACAGTACCCTCAACCTTGGGAATTGCTGGCGAGGACTGGCCCAGTTTCGAGGAGTCCACGGCAACCAGACGAATCCCCCGGTGAAGCTGGGACAGATCGCAGAGAAGCATTGCAGACGTAGGGCGCCCTGGACGAGAAGACAGCTTCTCGACGTAGTCAAGAAGATCTCCCCCTCTCTCACGCCCCAGCGTCTCCACGGCCTCCCTGTCCAGGTACGTGGGGATGGGCACCGGACCAAGGGAGGCCCGATACGCCAGCATCGCCATGTCCGAGAGCTTCTCGTACAGGGTGATCGGACTCATGCTCTTGAGCAAACCCTCCGCCTTGGTGATGGCGGCAGGGAGGTCGGTCTTCAAGGTCGACAGCACCGCAAGCACGGTGTCCGCGTAGTCCAGGTGGAGGTAACGGGCGACGTTGCTCCCATCCACAGCACCGAGCATGGACACACCCTCAACGGCCTTGAGGGCGTCACGGATGTGGCACTCGGTGATCTCCCCGATCAGGTCAAGGGCTTGGCGCTCGTAGGGGATGCCCTCCTTCTTGCAGACCATCTCCAGCCGGTCCCCCACCTGGGAAGGGGACACGGGCCGGATCACAAAGGCCGGGGCGCACCGGGAAAGGATCGTGTTCCGCATCCTCTCAGGCTCGGTCGTGCAGAAGATACAGACGAGGAGCTTGTCCTGCGTCCCCGGGTAGTTGTCCTCCAGGGGCTTCAGGAGGGCGTCCAGGGCGTCCGTGGACAGCCGGTGGGCCTCGTCCAGCAGGTACAGGCGACGCTTCCCGCTGAAGGTGCTGTACTGGATCTCGTCCACGATCTTGCGGACGGAATCCTTACCGCTGTTGGTCGCGGCATCAATCTCGAAGAAATCTGGGGATGACCCGCCCTCAAGGATCGACTTGCAGGACATGCACTGGTCGCAGGGATCTCCGTTCACCGGGGAGGTACACAGGAGCGCCCGCGCAAGCACCCGAGCCAGCGTGGTCTTGCCAGACCCGAAGGGCCCGGCGAACAGGTAGCTCTGATGGAACCCAGCCCCGGAGGCAACGTATTGCTTGAGGATCTGGATGGTCTCCAGCTGCCCCAGGACATCAGAGTAAGTGAGAGGACGCCACTTCGTGTCCAGGGACATGCTGCACGTTACGCCCTGAATCCCCTAGACTATCCCGTAGAAGGGGGAAACAGGTGCTAGATGTTACGGGTCAGCATGAGGCACTGGGGTCCCAGCGTAGCTCTCGGGATTCCACTTGAACTCACTTGGCCCGTCGACCATGGTGGGCAGTTGATTGAACGGGATCTGCGGCTTGAGGGACTCCCAGATCGGCTTGTCGATCCACATATCGGGATCGATGACGTGATAGCACTTGTGGCAGACCACCCCGGCTCGCCACCCCACGGGGTCACCATGTGGGGGCTCACATTCGAGAACCAGCAGCGGGGGGATGGGCTTGTCCTGGCAAAGCTCCTCGCCCGCCGTGTACATCTCTCGAACGTTGGTGTCCTTCAGGGCACCACACACAAAACATTCCATTTCCATGATGTGTCTTACGCCCTGAGTGTAGTCCTCAGTGAGCGGCATGCAGGATGGTGAATCCACCAGCTCGCGTCCACTCGACGTCCCAGTGCTGGCCGATGTTGAACCCCTCGTACCGGGTGAAGGGGTACGTCCGCCGCCACGTCCGCTCGGAGTGCAGGTCGTTGAACCGGACAGCGTACTCCTCGTTGTCGTTCAGGCGCTGGAGCGGACCGCTGGCCGTGAGGTCAGGCCACACCGCCCCGTGCCCCCATCCCTCGTTCCGAAGGTGCTGGAGGGTGTCCCACTGATAGTAGTGGTACTGGCACCAGTCCACGAACACGGGGCACTGGTCATAGCAGGTATCACACTCGGTCCTGCTGCACGTCTGACAGACCCTCGGGGTCGTACACGTCGAGCAGGAGTTCGAGCAGCTCTCGCTACAGGACGCCGACCCGTTCCCGTTCGGGGAGCAGCTCGTGCTGCACGACCGCTGGCAGTTGCACTCGTAGCTGTCCCCGCCCGTGCAGTTGCACTCGTAGGACACATCGTGGCAGTTGCAGTCGTGAGGATGGCAGTTCTCCGTCCCCCGCTGACGGCTCTCGCAGTGATCCCACGAGTACACGAGAGGCGGAGCCTGATCCCGCCACCCCTCACCGCTGTAGCTGTGGCGCTCCTCCAGGGTCCGATCCCGCATCCAGTGCATCGCGGACACGTTCACCGTCGTCGAGTTGGGCGTGAACAGCCAGACCATGAGGAGAATGAACAGGATCGCCCCGCCCACCCCGAGGATGATCTTGAACACCGTCTCGGGTTCCCAGTTGGGGCGCCAGGACTTCATGGGGAGCATGTCAGAGTCGTCATCATCCCCGAGGCGAGCGCGAAGGGTCCTTCGGTCTTCCTCGTTCTGGGCCGCGATTGCCGCCCGCGCCTTGGACTGGTGCTCCGTGTACTCCTCCACCAGCCTGGTTCCGGGGAGAGGATCCACCGGGGCGGGCTCCGGCATCACCACCGGCACGGGATCCTCGGGCACGGGGGTGTTCCTGGCGGGATCCTTGGGAGGGGGCGGGGGATTGGACCCGACCTTCGGGACGGGCACGGACACGGGCGTGGGGGCCTTCAGCGGGGTCGGGTTGGAGACCTTGACCACCGGCTTGTCCCCGTAGCGGGGTGCCCCGCAGATCTCGCAGAGGTCGTGTCCCTGACGGCTCTCCCCGTGGCAGTACTTGCAGGACCAGTTCGCACCTGCCCGTGCCTTCCGGTCGAGATCCCCCTCCAGGTGGGGGGCCGTCTCCGGGGCATCCGGCATGACCCAGGGCTCGTCCGTCTTCTCGGCTCCGCAGTTGACGCACTTCAGGCTCTCCCGCTCCGCCCCGCTCATGCCCGGGTTGCGCTTGCGGCAGTGCTTGCAGTCCCACATCATCTCGATGGTCCAGGTGCGGTTACTCATGGTGAGAGTTACGCCCCTGAGAATGGGACCAGAGCCTGGCTGAGTTCAGCTACTTCGTCTGGACGAACTCGTACATGGACTCCGCGAGGGCCTTGATTTCGGCCACCGTGGGAGGGGGCAGGAGCTTGGGCGGACGGGGAGCATGTGGACCACCCTCGAACCTGGCTGTCGCGTTCTCCACGTCCATCGCCATACGCCACTGCTCGAAGAGCATCTCTCTGGCCTCGTTCAGGATCGCATGGCGGATCTCGTAACCATTCATCGGCATGGGAACCTCGTGTGTGTCTGAGCCCTGTGATGAGTGTGCCCGTGGGCTCTGTGCCGGGCGAGAGATTACACGCCTCTGGGGAACAAGTTGGGCCAATGCTCCTGGCAGACCCGCTGCCACTCCACGGCCAGCCGCTTGAACTCGGCATCCGCCGTCTCCGCCGTGCGCTCCTTGAACAGCTTGGCCAGGGCCACCGGGTTGCTTGTCCACACCATCGAGGTGGCCACCTGCCGGGGCATCAATCCAGCCGCCGCCTCGTAGATGCGCTTGCGCTCCAGGCCGCGGGGTTCGCTTCCAACCTCCGCGATGTACTTCTGGACCTCATGGTCGATGTAGGCCAGGTAATCGTCGTAGGCTCGCTGCACACGGGCCCTGAACTGCTCTTCCCACCTGCCCTGCATCCGAGGTGGGACCACGAAGTGCCCAGGGGAGAACGTGTACCGGGTGGACTCCTGGGAGGGGCTCCCCTCCTCGTCCCTGTCAGCCCCGACGTAGTGACGGATGATTTCGTGTGTCAGCCGCCTGGAGATGCCTGCCAGAAGGAAGGTCATCTTGGCGTGGTACATCACCGAGCGGTGGGGGGTGTCCCCAGCCTGGGTGTTGGCGATGTAATCACTGTTGGTCTTCCGACCAGCCTTCGTCCCGTAGGAGTGGTAGCACTCACGCCCAGCGAGCTCCACCAGGAGTTCGTTGTCCGTGAGCCTCCGGCCGTTCTCGGTGCCGTCATGCGGGAACAGGTCAGCGAACGTGGCCCCCTCTCTTGGGAGGCACTCGGGGCGGTAGTCGTTCAGCCATTCCACCATCTGAGCCCCCCCAGCCTCGATGAGTTGCATGTGGGCCAGGGGGATGACCACAGAGTTGTAGACCAGTCGGACGGGTGCCATGTGCCTACCTTACCTATACGCTCGCGAGCGTAAGAACCCCATGCCAGCCTCCCTCCAGACAGCCTCCGCAGTGGTTGCGAATCTGACCGAGACCCTTCGCAACGTCGAAGCCCTGAACCCCCTGCTGGACAGGCTGGACCATGCCATCCCGTCCTCCAGGGCGCAGCGGGCACCGAACGTGAAGGTCAACACGGTGGCCATCAAGACCACCGTCCTGCCCAACGGGAGTGGCACTCCTACGCAGGTGTCCGCGAAGACCGGCGACCAGGGCCAGTACGACACTCGCATCAACCTCTCCCCCAAGCAGGGATTCCACTGCACCTGCCCGGACCTCCAGCAGCGGAGGCTCGCGTGCAAGCACGTCGCTGCCCTTGCCGTTGAGACCCGCAAGAGGTTCTGGGCGATCCAGGGAGTCATCGAGGGGGACGTGGAGCGGTTGTCCATCCAGCTCACCGAGCTGGAGTCCGCCGTGGACACCCTGACCAGTCACGCCCAAGGGGCGCTGGAGTCCACCCTCAAGGCACTGGAATCTTGAGCGGGTCCACGGTCCCGTCCACCTTGATCGCGGTGGACGAGATGAACTGGAAGTCCTGGGGATCGCAGAACGCCTTGAACATGGCGATCCGCATCGGGTTCAACCACACGATGAAGGTCAGCGCACTGCCCATCCCGGCGCCCCGCTGAGAGCTCGACACCTTCGCCCCGGTACGGGACATCGCCCGGACGAACCTGACCATCGGGGCAACGGACTGCTCGATGGTCACCTCGAACGGGGTCATCCCTACGGTGCTGATCGCCTTCGCCACACCGACTCTCGATTAGTGGACGAATACCGGGATCAGATCCCTTCGAGCCAGAGTTGCAGGTTGCCACCCTCGTCCAGGTACTGGACGAGGTCTCGCACCAGCCCGACGTACTGGAACCACTCCCCCCGAACCTTGTACTGCTCGAACAGCTTGTGGAGCTTGTCCTCGTCAGCCTCAGTCCCGTACGCCTCGGCCAGCAGGATCAGTTCCTGGGGGACGAACGTCTGGCCCTCCGCCATGCGAGCGCGAGCGTGCCTCCCCGTGTACCCGATCTTGACGGGTCCACCAAGCTCTGCCTGTACGAAGTAGATGGTGGGGAGCCTGGTCACCGTTCAGAATACGCCCTGTTGAACCGAAGAAGCACCTCGTTGAGCTCGTCGGTCATGTCGGTCCCGTCCAACAGCTCCTTGAGCGACACCGTGAGATCGTTGACCATCTTCCGACGCCGATAGAAGAGCGCGTCCTTCATGCCCTTGAGGTTGGGCATCTCCCCGACGGGTGTGTTCTGGAGGTTGTCAGGGCGCTCGTAGAACCAGAAGTGCAGCTTCTGGTCGAGGTCCATGAGACCCCTGTAGTAGCGGTCGAACCACCGCTTCAGCACGGCGTTGTACTCACGCTCGAAGGTGCTGTCCCAGAGGATCACGGCCTCCTCCTCGGGAGAGAACTCGTCTGCCTTCTTGACCAAGGGGAGAAGCTGGGGACGGAGGTCAGGGTTCTGGTAGGCGAGCCGGATGACCCGGGCACGGAGGGGATCCATACCAGCCCGGGGCAAGAGAACGGCTACCGGCTACTTCGCGGGGGCGTCGGACACCATGTTGAGGGCGTCCTCGACGTTCATCGCGTTGGGCTCGTTCTGCTCGGGATGCGGACGCCAGTCGCCGTGGCGCTCCAGCTCCTTCCAGAAGTAGCTGACCTCGGGGGACACGATGCTGTACTTGATCTCCTGGGTCTTCTCGTCCTCCTCGACCTTGCAGGCACAGAGGAGGTGGTCGATCAGGGCGATGCGCTGGTCGTCCGAGAGGGTCTTCCACTCGTCCCCGGCGATCTCCAGGATGAACTTGTACTCGGACTTCCCGAGCACCTTGAACAGCTCACTGGCCTTGCTGGACTTGCCCAGCACCACCTGCCCACCCGACTTGCTGGCCTTGCCGCGGAAGATCACCGCGATCTCCTTGTCGACCAGGGCCAGGTTGGGGTGGAACTTCGAGATCAGATCCTGCACGATGGCCCAGACGTCCTGGCCAGCTTCCCACCTGTCAGTTGCCATGAGACTTCCTTCCCGTTGGGGGTTCCCTGCACCTTACGCTCGCCACGCCATTTCCACTTGCCTGATCTGGACACGGGCGTAAGGTGTGTTAGAGTGATCGTGAAAAGGTTGCTCGACACCCTACTGAGTCGAGACGTGAGCGAACCAAGATGATCCCCTTCCTCTGAATTCACGGCGCACGCGGACCCCCCTGGGCGACGGTCTGACCCCAACGTCACCGTCTCTCACCGTCAACCAGGAGTCCGTGTCATGTCCATCAACGAAATCCGTTCCACGATTCAGTCCCCCTACTCTTCGTCCGCCAACGAGCTCCTCAAGGCCGCTGGCATCAAGTACTCGCAGAACCAGGCCCGGCTGCTGAACCTCGCGTACGCCTTCGTCCGCGAGGTGCCCTACCGGGTGGCAGAGCCCACGGCCCGTCCGCTGTTCGACAGCATGGGCCACTACCAGGACACGTTCATCAAGAACATCGCCAAGCTGGCGAACCACCTGAACCGGGAGTACGTCCCCAGGGTGGAGGCCCCCGAGAAGGGCATCCTCCAGGTCGTGGTCGACAAGCTGACGGGCAAGGTCGATCCGCCCCCCGCTCCCAGGGAGACGTTCGTCAGGAACCCCGCCACCGAGGAGACCATCCGAGCCTGGCTGGCTGTGCCCGAGACGGACGCCCGCAAGGAGCGCCGTCTGGCCCGGGAAGCGAAGTCCAGACAGGCCAGGGAGGCAAGGCGGCAGGCGTTCATCCAGACCGCCCTGCGGGTCGCACAGGCACGCCAGGAGGCCGTCTAGTGGGCACCCCCCGCCTGTGCGTCATCGTCCGGGGGGACCTCCC